GATGAACGGGCCGGCCCCGGTGAACGCCCATCCTGGGGCAACGTAGGGCTCTAGGGGCAATAGCCCCGGCGGAGTCATCGATAGGAACGGAGGCTGAACCCACCAATAGACCGGCGGAGTGATCGCAGGCGCGCCGAAAGAATAATCGACGCCCTGGTTGGCGTCCAGGTGCGGCGGGTGCCGCAAGAGATCCGGCGGCTGTGACCACCAATAGATCGACGGGGTGATGGTCGGCCCGCGAGATATGGGATCGGCGGCGTAATCGAAGCCCTGGTTCGTATCGAGCGGCGGCGCATGCCTCAGAAGATCGGGCGGCTGATTCCACCATGCGCGGGCAAGCTCGGCAGGAGTCGCGCTAAACCAAGTCGCTTGCCGCGGCGTTTCTGTCGCCAGCGACGGCGGCTGATGAAGCAGGTCTGGCGGCTGACTCCACCACCAACTCGCAGGCGTCGCCGTCGCTGCGGCAGCGATCGGAGCATACCAGAGGTCGAGCCCTTGATTGGTGTCGAGATGCGGCGCATGGCGAAGCAAATCAGGCGGCTGAGTCCACCACAACGCTTGCGGCGGATCGAAGATATGTCCCGGATAGGACAGCGTGAATTGATTGGTGTCCAAGCGCGGCGCATGCCGCAAGAGATCAGGCGGCTGACTCCACCAGAATTGGCCCGGCGTCAGCGCGCCGATATAACTGATCGGCGCAAACCACAAATTGAGCCCTTGGTTAGTATCCAGCGTCGGCGCATGCCGCAGCAGATCCGGCGGCTGCTCCCATCGGAAGGCGGCCGAAGTCGCCAGCGGCCAGAAGCTGGCGAACGGCAATTGCGGCTCGTTGGTGTCGAGCGTCGCAATCGGCCGGAAAAGATTTGGCGGCTGAGTCCACCAGAACGCGCTTGGCGTCAGCGCGCCGATATAGCTGATCGGCGCAAACCAGAGATCGAGTCCTTGGTTGGTGTCCAGGTGCGCCGGATGGCGCAGCAGATCCGGCGGCTGATTCCACCATTTCGTGTTTGGCGTAACCGGCAGCGCTGCCTGCCATGCCGTCAAGTCGAAATTGGTGTCCAGGTGCGCCGGATGGCGCAGCAGATCCGGCGGCTGATTCCACCATTGCTGGCTTGACGTTGGATTCGGCAGCACCGCCGCATACTGCTGAAGGGCAGGAACGCCCGGCGCTTGCAGAGTAAGATACGGGCCGTATGCCGTTAATGGGGTTGGGATAAAGGCAGGGGCTGGTCCCGGCGCATAAGTGACTACGACGACGCCTTGCGCGCCATTGCCGCCATAAGAATATCCAGCATTCGCCCAACCGCTCGCGCCGCCGCCGCCGCCATAATTTCCGCCAGCGGCCCCTGCCCCCTGATTAACGCCGTCTGTGCGCCCGCCGCTGCCGCCGCCGCCGCCAGAGCCAACACCGGCAGCTATATAGCTATCCGTGCCGCCACTGCCGCCTGCATCAAAAGCGCCGCTGCCGCCGAAGCCGCCTCCGCCGCCGCCGCCATTGACGCCCACAGTGGCATTAGTCGAAGCCGTGCCGCCCGCGCCACCACCAGCGCCCAAGCGGTTGTTTCCGCCCGCCGCCCCCGGACTTCCGGTTGAAGCGCCGCCAGCGCCGCCATTATTCGCGCCGCCGCCGCCAGCGCCGCCATAATTCACGCCGTTGGCGTTACCGCCAACCGCGCCAGCGCCATTCGGGCCGCCCGCGCCTCCGCCAGCAGAATCCCCGCCGCCGCCGCTATTGCTAAGAGTTCCAATGCATGAAGCTTGCGCGCCGCCGCCCCCGCTAGAACCCGGTCCCCCGGCAGATCCTGCCTTGGCGAGAATCCCGTTTACTGCGTTGGATGGAGCAGCATTTGATGCTGAGTTGAGCCAACTATCGACGCCATCGCTAGCCCAGCCATTAATATTCCCGCTTCCAGACGCCCCAACATTGAACCAAACGGTTTGCCCCGGCGTGACAGAGATCGTGCTTTCGGCGTAAGCGCCGCCGCCGCCGCCGCCCGCCGCCAATGCCCCAGAGGATCCGCCGCCGCCGCCGCCCCCGCCGATGCCCTTTACTGTGACGGAATAGACGCCGCTAGGCACGGTGAAGCTGCCAGCGCCTGGAGTGGTGTAAACATTCGTTACGGTTGGCGAAACCCAAAGCCTTGGCAGATTGGTGTCGAGAGGCAGTCTTGGCTTGAAAAGATCCGGCGGCTGCCCCCACCACAGCACGCTTGGCGTGATCGGGCCGATCGGCGCTGTCGGCGCGGCGTACCATGCATCGAGCCCTTGATTGGTGTCTATATTGAGCGCGCGCCGCAACAAATCTGGAGGCTGCATCCACCATAGCGCCGATGGCGGCAATGGCGGCTGGACTTGCGGAATGTCTTGCTGATTGGTGTCGATCGACGACAGCGCATGCTTTAAGAGATCCGGCGGCTGCATCAACCAATTCGCGCTTGGCGTCTGATTCAGCGGCGCTGCCCCATGCTGCTCAGGAGTAGCGATGTTCGGCGCTTGAAGGGTCAGGTAAGGCCCATCGGTCGTTTGCGGCTGAGGAACGAAGGCTGGTAGATGCCAGCCCATGTAATTCTGGTCGTTGGGCTGGTTGGTGTCCAAAGCCAGAGCGCGCCGCAAAAGATCCGGCGGCTGTGACCACCACAGCGCGCTTGGTGACAACGGCGGACGAACCTGCGGAATGTCAGGCTGATTGGTGTCGATGGAATGGACGGCGCGCTTTTGAAGATCGAGCTGCTGCCCTTGCAGCCGCCATGTCGGCGTCTGATTGCCGCCGGTCATGTAAAGCAGGACAATGACGCCTTGCGCCCCGGCCCCACCGGGTTGAAGGTTGACGCTTGCAAAGCCGCTCGCGCCGCCGCCGCCGCCATAGGTGCTGCCAGCGCCGCCGGGTCCTTGCCCTATAGTGTCTGAGCGTCCGCCCGCGCCGCCGCCGCCGCCGGGGCCGACGTTAGTCGCAAGGCACATATCCTCGCCGCCAGCCGCGCCTGCATTGAAAGCGCCGCTGCTGCCATAACCGCCGCCGCCGCCACCACCACTAACGCCACCGATAGCATTAGCCGAACTGGTGCCGCCCGCGCCGCCGCCAGCCCCAAAGCGATTATTGCCGCCCGCTGCGCCATTAGCGCTCGACGCATTCGCGCCGACGCTGCCGCCATTCGCGCCCCCGCCGCCGCCGCCGCCCTGATTGGCGCTAGGCGTATTACCGCCGCCTGCTCCGGCTCCATTGGGGCCGCCAGCGCCGCCGCCGCCTATATTGCCGCCGCCACCCGCATTGATAAGCGTCCCAATGCTGAGTCCCGCTGAGCCGCCGCCGCCGGAAGCGCCAACGCCGCCAGCGCCGCCCTTATTGGCGACAATGCCTTGGCTTGAATTAGCGGGTGGCGCATTGGATGCGGAGCTAAGCCAGCTATCGCCACCATTGCCGCCCGCGCCATTGGATCCGGCAGTCCCGGCTATCCCGACATTGAACCAAAGGGTTTGCCCTGGGGTGACCGCGATCGTGCTTTCGGCGTAAGCGCCGCCGCCGCCGCCGCCCGCCGCCGCCGAAGTCGAAGATCCGCCGCCGCCGCCGCCCCCGCCGATACCTTTGACTGCGATCGAATAAACGCCGCTCGGCACAGTAAAAGTGCCTGCGCCGGTGCTCGTTAAGATCGTGACTGACGGAGGAAGCAGCCGCCTCGGCAGATTGGTGTCAATCGACGGCGCATGCCACAACAGATCGGGCGGCTGAAACCACCATGATTGAGTTGGCGCGAGATCCGGCACCGTATAGGTGAGAACGACGATGCCTTGCCCGCCATTGCCGCTAGCAGCCCCTGCCGGAGAAGAAGGAGAGCTGCCGCCGCCGCCATAAAGACCGCCATTTTTTCCAGGTTGGGCAGTACCGTTGTATCCTGGCGTGCCGCCGCCGCCGCCGGATCCATGGGTTGCGTCCCATTCCGTTCCGTTCCCCCCAGCGCCGCCTAAAGTAATAGAAACTCCATCGGCATAACCGCCGCCGCCGCCGCCGCCATTAGTTCCATCTCCGCCAGCGACGCTGCTGGATGTTGAGCCGACGCCATGGCCGCTTCCGGCGTTATTATCGCCGCCATTGCCGCCATTGTAGAGGGTGCTGCCTAAACCTGCCGATCCACCGCCATTACCGCCGCCGCCAGCTCCGCCATAGACTCCACCAGGAGTATTACCCCCAGCGCCGCCAGCGCCTAATGGACCGGCTGCTCCGCCTCCTGCGGAAATGCCAGAAGTAGCGGGAGCGCTACCGCCACTATAAGTTGTTGTGCCAACGCAAGAAGCAGCCAAACCCCCCGCGCCGCCGCCGCCGGATCCGCCATTCCCGGCTTTAGCAAGAATACCGTCTGTGGATAAAGTCGGAGCGGCATTCGCATTTTTATTGAACCAACTGTCTGCGCCGTTTGCGCTAAACCCTACCCCTCCTGTTCCTACTGAATAGTAATAGGTGCCTCCTGGAGTCATGGAGACGTTGGTGATTTTAGCGTAAGCGCCACCGCCACCGCTAACGCCCACGTTTCCGCTCGCGCCAGCGCCGCCGCCGCCAATCGCTTCTATAGAGTTGTTGGAGCTGTTCCAATCTAACGGAACGGTTCCAGAGCCGCCGCCAGTAGCAGTTAATATGATGACTTTTATCGTCATCAGCTAAGATTTAGGCGGTCGCGCCGGTCGCGTGGTTAATCCAGTTTTTTCCGTTCCAGATAATATTTGCGCCGATGGTCGAATCGAAATATTTGAAGCCGACAGCGGGCGGCGAGATGCCGAGCTGGTGATTCCCGACCGGCCTCTGGGCCGTCGTGCCTGCCCCATCGGCTGCGGATTTCAGCCAGCCGTTCGACAGCAAAATAAAAGCGTCAAAATCTGGAACGACGATAGGTGCCGAGCCGACCGTATTCGTGTAAACGCGCCCATTGACGGTGATCGTCGTAGGCGCGCTAGCGGCAGGAAAGACAGCGACATTATTAGCGGGAGTAGCCATTGAAAACCCCTTTTAGTGCCAGAGAGCGGTGATTGCGCCGATGTTGGACGCTGTGTTGATGACCGCGACTTGAATCGGCAGGAAGACGGGTCCGCTTGCTTGCGCGTTGGAAGCAGCCGTCAAGGTAATGACCTCACCGCCGACAGTCGTAAAAGTAGCCGTAGACACGCCTGACTGAAAATTAGAAATCATGACGCCGCCGAGAGCTTGCGGATTAAGCACAATAGGCGATGCAAATGAAGTGTACACCACCGCATGCGGACATGGATCGCTTAGGTTGCTAGACATCGAATCCCCCTAATGCCAGAGAGCGGTGATTGCGCCGATGTTGGTCGCCGAATTGATGATTGCGACCTGAAACTCTAGCCAGATTGGACCGCTCGGTTGTGCGCTTTTGGCAGCCGTAAAACTAAGAACTTCACCAGAAATAGTTGTTATGTTCAACAAAGGCGCGCTTGCATTCGCAATATTAGAAATGATGATGCCGCCTGAAGCTGGAGGATTGAGCACGATAGGCGACCCGAATGAAGTATACACTCGGGCATGTGGACATGGTTGGCCTAATTCGCCTGCCATTATGACCTCCGGTTCCCGCTAAGCCTACCAGCTTAGTCAGGCCCGTGGAATATCACATTAAAAAAGATAAGCGAGGATTATGCATCCCCGCCGATCTCTTGCCAGCCGCGCCCCGCCATAGCTTGACGCGCCAAGCCATGCCGTGCCTTGCCTGAATTGTTAGATAAGCATGAACCCTAATCTGGTCCAGGAAAAATCATTTTTGCGAAAATCGGAGCGCTTAGCTCCGGCCAGACCTCGCCTTTAATAACGCGCTGAACAATAAGCGTCGGGAGGTTCATTCCGGCGGCGATGTGAATGATATCGAGGCCGTTCTTGCGCTGGCTGATAATGCCGCGAATTTCTGCTTGGGTTAAGGTTCTGGTTGGCGACCAGTTTGTCTGCGGCGCGGCAGGCATCGAAAGTCGATGTCCTTGGTTAAAGAACTAGGGGCTTACTGGCCTCGTTTCATCCAGGGTCGCGCTCGCCTTCACTGCCCGAGGCTATCCGCGGTTCCCGGATTGGCTACTCGGAGCGAAGCCCCTCAAACAGATATACGCCCTAGAACAAAGCGCTGCAAGGAACGACGCCGTACCCTGGCACCCAGACTAAGCAGTCGCCGCCGAAGCCGCCGAAGCCGCCGAAGCCGAATTCTCTGAACCGCCTGCGAAAGCGGAAGCCTCGATTCCCGATAAAGCCGCGGCGAAAGCCAGGGGCGAAGCCGAAAGCGCGCGGACCAAAGCGCCCAAAACCGCCACGAAAACCGGGTCCGAAGCCACCGCGAAAGCCTGGAGCAAAGCCCATGCCGCCATGAAAACCACCCATGCCGCCATGAAAACCGCCACCGAAGCCGCCACCAAAGCCGCCGCGAGCGTCAGTCGCGGTTGGCGCGAAGAGCACGACAGCCAGAGCTGCTAACGCTACGATCAAACTTTTCATGATTGTCCTCCATGCCGCTCAAGCGGCACGCATAAAGAATAGCGCAACGATCATGAATCTGGCGTGAATAATTGTCTCAACATTCCGAAGGGAACCCATTCGCGCTTCGCGCGGCCGGGCTCATTGATTTTCTTGTGCTTGTTTGCGGCTGCCCAAGCGACGGCGAACGCCTTTTGCTCATCGCCGTTGTATTGCTTGAAAGCGGCGTTCCAGGCAGCCATCCAAATTGTCTGCGCATGCTCGGGGAGCTTGCGAACAGCCGCCGGAAGCTCAGCCTTCGAACCATATGGCATTTTTTACCAAGCCGTAGCAGTGACCGCCGATCCAAGCGAGCCATAGGCGACTTGCCAGTGCTTCGTCTTCCATCCGAGCGGGATGGCGACCGGCGAAGACAGGATCGAGGCGGCGATCGTCGCCGGCGCGGTTCCTGACGGAACGCCAGTCACGACCAGCAGCATATCCCCAGGGTACGGCGCTTCAGCATTCCCTTGGGCCGCAGCCCCGGTATCGTTGAAGAACGTCGTTTGCGGGTTGCCGCTCGCGTCGATGTTGAAGACCATTCCTGTAGGCGCTGCCATAACTTACTCCGTTTGCAAGCTAAAGCTCAACCGTTCGCAATATTAGTTATGATCGCCATGCTGAACGGCGCGTAAACGGCCAATACCTCCTCGACATATACGCCGCTTTGGCGCTGACGAGTGACAAGTGGCCAGTCAATCTGGTAAAAACTGGTGCGCTCTTTCATTTCTGCAACGTTAGGTACTTCGTTGCTCTGGTATTGCATCGGAAGGTTCTCCGCCCAGCCCAGAATTGTCCCCGGCGGCACTTTCGGGTGGATGCGAATCGGAATCTTGTCGCCGCCATCCTGCGCAAACGGGTTGTAGTAGAACCGGATCGTGCCGCCTGCGGTCAGTTCATATTCGCCCTCATTCGGATCGCGGCGATAGCTCAAGAGCGGAGCGCTTGAAGACGACAGCACCTTGGTCGTGATGTTGCGCAGCTCTTGCGCATTCACCCAAAGCACGGACGGCGTCACTTGGAAAGTATTCCACATGGTGAGCAGCATCTGATCGATTTCGTTGATCGAGCCGCGCCCCGATGCGGTCAACGCCGTGCCGACTCCGACAGTGCCGGTCGGCATGATGTTCACATAGGCGTTGTTGCCGGCTTTAAACGCAGTGGTCATCAAGCCGTCGAAAGCGGTCGAGTTGGTCGAATAATCCGTCGTCACGGCCGACGCATTCTGGCGTCCGGTAGCCAAAGGCGTGGACTGGACATAGGAATTGATGGTGGTGATCGCTTGCAGCGTTTCTCCGCCAATGGAAGAACCGATGAACCACGCATAAGCGACTGCGCCTTGGACCGGCGCGACTGAAACGCTGACGGCCTGCCCGGCAGTCGTCAGGCCAGAGCTTCCTGCGGCGGATTTCATCGAAGCCCCGCCATTGAGCACGAAGGTCTTGCCGTCCGCGCCTGCGACCGTTTGCGAGGTAGCGACGCCGCCAGCCAGCGAAGAGTTCTGATAACCTTCATTGGTCAAGGCGACGCAAATGCAAGAATAAGTTCCGATAGGAAGAGTGCTGCCAGCGCCGCCAGCCGACGCCGTGACCGTGCCAACGGTGCCAAGCTGCATCGAGTTGTTGCCGGATAGAATGCCCATCTCTTCCTTGAGAAAGACTTTCTGAAGCAGCCGCATCGTCATCCGGGCGCGCACGTCTTCGAAGTCGCGCCCCGCCGAGATCGCCTCGAAGGTGACCGCGTCTTCCTCACCAAGCGTCGCATAAGTCGCCGAGCGGTTCGACGTGTTGTAGCTCATCTGACCGGCGCGCTGACCTTCAGGCATCCAGCCCGTATTGTCGAATCCTGATCCGATGATGGCGTTGACCTGCCGCCAGTTCGTCGCCGTGCCGACGCCGCCGCCGACGCGCGGAATCCGGTTTCGAATAGGGGTATTGACCGGGTAAAGGTTCTTGGCTGGGGCTTGCAAATCAAATGCGATTAGCCCCGTGCCGGTCGTAATCGTCTTTTTCAGCTCACCAGGATCGATCCCGGCATTGCGGAGAATGTAAGCCGCGATATCCTCGCTAGGCTGTTGATAAGCCTCATCCACGAGTCGGCGGAGGATTGCGTCTTGCGTACCCATTTACTCGGCCCTCCTGGGCATCTCCTAAAGTCTAGTCCCTAACGAATCTCGTCTTTACCACCGGCAGTCCCGCCAACGCTGCGCGGAGGAGACGGCATAGGAGCAAGATTCATTCTGCGAGGATGCTGCAAAGCAACTTTGGTCAACAACATCGCGCGTTCTTCGTCCGACATAACCTCAAAAGCAGCCTTGGCTTTGGCGATGGTGTCGGCGTTGAACTGCTCCTGCTGATCATCTTGGACATGAATGCTTCCGGCCGTCTTGGTCGGCAGCGGCTGCGCTTCGAGCCTTTGCAAGCGCTGCGCCAGCATTTCAAGCCCTTTGTTGGTGTCATCGAGCTGCTTCAGAAGCGCTTCGTTATCTTCCCTGAACCGCTTGGCGATAGCTTCGGAATTGGCGACCTTGGCGTCATTGTCGGCGATCTTGGCGAGCGCATCGGCAGCCAAGACCTCTGCGAGCGCATCGACATCCATTTCCTTGTAAGCTTTGGCGAGCCGATACGCCTCTGGCGTAGCTTTGCCGCGGCGCTGGCGAACCTCCAAGCGCTCCAAAGCCGCAAGCGTGCCTTGCAAGAGATCGTTTGACTTCGTCAACCGCGTTGCGAGCGCATCGTTGTCGCCGTCAATATGGTCGATCTTCGCCGGCGTGACTTGTTTGTTATTCAAGCCGCCTTCGGACTCGGCGCTCTTGCCCCAATCTTCCGGCAGCATCGATGTTGCGCCCATCGCCCGAGCGCGACTCTTGATATGCGCCATGGTTGAGGCTCTGTTCTTCGCCCGCCCGATTGCGCGAATCGCATTGGATAGATCGTCGCGATTCTCGATAGGATAGCTGCCGTCCTTCATCGCTGCGCCGGATTTGGCGGCGGCCCGGCGCTGCTCAGAAGTGAACGACCGCTTTTCGAAAACCGGGCCAGCGCCTTCGACCGGCGGCCGGTGCGACGCCGCGTACATCTCGGAAATCATGTTGAAAAGCCGTTGCAACGGCGAGCTATCATCGCCCTTGTTCGCCGCGCCGGGAATTGGGGTGAAATAATCGGAATGGCTGGATGAAGACACCGAATCGCCTTGAGTGTCTTGCGTTGCGTTTCTTTGCCCCGCGCCTACAGAACCCTTGCCTTCATTGGGATTGGTTGGCATGGAAGACCGTCCCGCATCTGAGCCCCTATCTGGCACGCTGCTGCGATAAGGACCGCCGCTAGCGACGCTAGTCGGACCTTCCGGCTTAGGATCGAAGCCGTCATCCCACTCGCCCTTGTCCTCGAATTCACCGGAATCTTCTTCCTGCTTGCGCAGCTCTTGCTGATGGCGCGCGCCGTTCATCAAGTCGCGCTGGGCATCGCCGAGCGGGCCGCCTTCATCGCGCTTCCAGAGATTGAGAGTCGCTTCGGGGCAAGAGGGGCGATCGACTAAACTGACCTCTGTCAAATCGATGTCCTGAATGATCGAGGGGTCTTGCGGATTGCGGCGCTTGATCCTGCCGCCAATCGAGAAGCCGGAATAGACGCCAGCCTTGACTTTCTTGACCGCAATCGGATCAACGACATGAGCGACAAAGACTGTGCGCTCATTATCGTCAAGGCTGATTTCCAAGCAGCGCCCGGCAGCCTTGGTAGCGTCATGCATCTCGCGCACAGCCGGGAAGCGCATGTAATCGGCGATAGCCTTGGACATGGCTTGGGCAGTGACTATTTCGCCATGATTATCCCGAACCGGGGCGCTCGCGAAGCCGTAAGCTTTAATAGTTCCGTCCTGAAGAGGCTCGATTTTCTGGAATTCGCTAAAGAACTTCATCCTGGACTCCGGGCGGGATTAAACTCCCACATGCTCAGAATTGACATACTGGCATCGTTTCATGGTCTGCAACAGTGGGATTCTTAGCGCTTCGATGCCGCCCGCTATTTCGGCGATCTCGCGAATGCGATCATCTTCGATCTCGAAGGCCGCTGCTTTCGTTGGACTTGGCGACTTTGCTGGCGCTTTAGCGGCGGCTATTTCAAGCGGATCCGGTTGATTCAAAATCATCTCAATCGTCATCGCGCCCTGGTTCGAATAAATCAAGGGGGTATCGCCATTCTCTATAGGCTCCATCCCCATGGTTTCCCGCACTTCATTGATCGTAATCACCCCGGCGCGAACATAGATGTCATTGACCTTCGCCCTTGATTCGACATCGACTTCTTTCGATTCGCCCCAGGAAAATTCAAGCTCGCGATAGCCAAGGTCATTCCATAAAAGGTGATCGGCGACGCGCTTCGCCCACACAAGCAGCGGCGCAAGCCCTTCCTCTAGCGCGCGCTCGGTGTCCGATTGCGCCGTCGAGCGGTTCATTTGCCGGATGAAGGGAGTCGGCGGCAGCGAAAAGCAATAGCAAATAATACGGGCCAGCCATTCGTCGAAATCGTCCTTGATCGGCGCTTCTTTGAAAGCTTGATATTTCGATCCGGCAGGTGCCCACAGCAGCTTCCGTCTTTCCGCGAGATTGCCGCTAAAGACGGAATCCATCCATTCCTGCCAATCCTTGGTCTGATCGACGGTCCATCCATCAGGAACAGTCGCCATGCCGGCAGGCACTGTGCCATCGGAGAAATAGGCGAGCTGCGATGCTTGCCGCCGCATGACGGTATTGATGGTTACGATGCATTGCTCGACAGGGCCGAAGCCGTACAGCTTGCCGGATCGCGGGTTTCTCGGCGCGTAAACGATATCGTTGGCGGTGAGGTTCGCCCACACGCGCCCTTTGATGATTTGCTGGTAGGCGGGGGCGGGCGGTGGCGGACGCCGCCCGTTGTGATCCACGAGCACCTTGATGGTATCGCCTGGGATATGCTGAAGCGCGGCTAAATCGCCGCCGCGGGTTCTTTGCTTTTCGAAAGTCGGCGCATCGAGAACAAGCAAATCCTCCACGACGATGCGCAGCCATGTATGGAAATCCTCCCATTCATTCGGGTGGGCGAAAAATTTCTCCGCCGCCCTAACCCGCTCAAGAGAATCCTTGCGCGTCTTTTTAGGCTGCCCGGAGCTATCCAAGGCGGCGCGCGGGCGAATCTGCCAATCGAGCCGTTCTATCTGGTCTTTGCGCGTTTCTATCGCCAATCGGCAAAGTTCAACATTCGCAAACGCCTTCAATTCGGAGAAGGTGAAAACCTCCGGCCAGCGCTGCCGAATGACTTGGTTAACGCCGACCGGAAAATCTAAGCTGCGAACCTGCTCCGGCTCAACCGGATGCAGCGGCTCGCCCGGCGCGAACATCGACTGCGGCGGATTGAAGATCTGCGGCCACTCTTCCCAATTCACGCCTTTTTGGCGCGGGGATGGCGGCGGCAGTTGAAAAGGGCTAACCGGATACGGAGGCACTGCTTTTAAGCCATCGTTGGCACCAAAGGCGTAGTCGTGCTGCCCAGCCACGCCGCTTTCAAGGTAGCCCAGACAACGGTCCAT